CAAATGACTCGCAAGACTGGCATTGGTACTTAAATGGCGACTTTATGGTTGTCAAAGTAACCGATGCTGAAGCTGCAGTGCCCGGTAAAGGTTATCGAACCCAAAATGATCGTTATGGATCTCCATTGTCTGGTGATGGTGGAAACTGGGGCCAGCGCGGTACCAAATCAACCAATGATGGAACGTGGAACTGGCAATACCATGGCACAACTGAAGGCCAGCCGGGACCGGGAGGACCTGCTATTGTGGGAGTTGCTCCACTTACAACCAAATTAATGAATGGAGGGAAAATCTTACAAACCCTTTAAATCTTAAAAGAACTATGAGCACCCAATTCGGGTGCTTTTTTATTGCCTATGATCTGGAGGATGGCATGCATGAACGGTCAAACAAATAGCGTAGTTGAAGCAGCTGCAAGTACGGCTGCCGCGACTGCAACAAAATTCACTTATGGCTATGTAGTAGGGGGCAGCTTGATTGGTGTAGTTGGCAAAATTGATTGGGCTGTTGTCTTTTCAATCGTAATCGGTTTAGCGACCTATTTTACTAATCTCTATTTTAAGCACCGTGATGAAAAGCGTAAGAACGAGATTCATGAGCTTCAAACCAAGCAATATGAGCTAACTAAGAAACGTTTAGAAGGGGAAACACATGACAAGCGAACAGACTAGAGCATACCTTTCATTTGCTCTTGTGGGATTAATGTTTGTATTGGTGATTGCTTTATTTTTTGTAGAAATGCCACGGGAAAATAGCACTCTTTTAAATACAGCATTAGGTTTTATTGCGGGGGCGATGTCTATGGCGTGTGGCTATTACTTCGGAAGTTCAGAGCTAGAAAAGAAAAAGAAAACCGAAGAAACCAAGCAATTGTAATTTACTAAATCTTTATACCGCCTTCGGGCGGTTTTTTTGTATCTAAAGGAAACTGAGATGAATATTGAACAATATCTTGATGAGTTAATTAAACGTGAAGGTGGATATGTAAATAATCCTGCTGATCGGGGCGGTGCAACAAAGTTCGGTATTACTGAAGTGGTCGCACGTGCAAGCGGCTATAAGGGCAATATGAAAGATTTGCCTTTAGATGTGGCCAAAGCAATTTATAAAAAGCAGTACTGGACGGCTCCGCGATTTGACCAAGTGAATATCATTTCTTCTGCTGTAGCTGAAGAGCTTTTAGATACTGGTGTGAACTGCGGTACCGGATTTGCAAAACCTCTTTTACAACGTGCTTTGAATCTCCTAAATAACAATGGTAAAGCAGGGTGGCCAGATTTATCAGTAGATGGGATATATGGTTCGGTAACTCTTAATGCACTCAAAACTTATTTGGTCAAACGCGGGAAAGAAGGAGAAAAAGTTTTAGTTCGAGTTCTGAACATTATGCAAGGCCAGCGTTACATCGAAATCTGTGAGCGAAATCCTACCCAAGAGCAATTCTTTTACGGTTGGATCACTAATAGAATTTCAATATAATAATCTTTTTTATAATGCGTCTTTTTATTAGGATGCATTACGCAAGTGGTGAACACTACTAATATTAGGGCTAGAAAGAGTATTAACACTTTTTAGTCTTTTAATTTGATATGAATCTTAAGAATTTTTTATTTTTGCTTACTTTTGATACTGAGCTTTTCAATTCTGAAAAATATATAATCAATATAAAAACAAAATAGGGAAGTTGTATTATGAATATTAAAATTTCAACTTATTTAACTATAAGCCTTGGTATTATTTTAAGTGCTTGTGGTGATAATGACAGTGACATAGAGTCCCCAGCACCTCAAAATTGTATTTCCACCTATGATCAATGGGTTCAACTAAAAAAAGATGATTCTTTATCTGACACTAATACTAAGTTGAATTGTAATGGAATTAAACGTTCTGAACAGGTTTCAAATGAAGGATACAATTACACTGTTTATGAATGGAATACTGCTTCGAAACCACGAGGTATACAAATAGGATATGGAAATGGAAAGTTAGTAGCCAGAACATTTTTGCCAGATGAAAAAAAATCGAGTTGTTTTCCTTCCTCTCAAATCATTGATAGCCTTAAATTAGGCCAGACATTAGAACAGACACAAAATACAATTGGCTGCTCGGGGCAGTGGGTAAAAAGTTATAGTATTTATGGAGGAGCTATTGATAATACTTACATTTGGGAAAGTACTGATTCAAAAGAAGTTTTGTCGTTAATATTTAATAATAACCTGCTAAAAACGAAAGAATATAAAAAGCCAAAATCTGTATCGAGTTGTATACCAACACGTAGTCAGTGGAACAATGTAATTGTTAGCAGTTTATTTGGTGATACCTATCAATCAGCTACTTCTAAACTAGGTTGTAATGATGTAGATAAACAATGGGGTAAAAGTGACCGGAGTACAGATATTATAAGGATCGAGGTTGGTCCATTTTCTGGACTTATAATCAGTAAATTTTTTATTCCTAAACTTGGCGACAATAATAGTTGTGCGCCTTCATTTGAAAACTGGAACAACGTAACTTTTGGATCAACCTATAATCAAGCTAAAAGTTTTATGGGTTGTGAGGGAGTACTTACGGGTATTACTGTACCTGAAGTAGGTACTTCTGATGAGGAAATTGAAACATTATTCTATCAATGGAGTAATTTTAATACTTCTACAACTCCACCTATTGGAATAGAACACTCACTAATTTTTAAAGGTGGTCAATTAATTAGTAAATCATTTAGTAATAATAATTCCCCATTTTCTAGTTGTAACCCGTCGCGACAAGGATTTGAGAAAATAAAAATTGGTGACAAATTTGAGGATATCAAAGATGTATATGGATGTAGTGGAACATGGGTTAAAGCCTCATCTACAGGAAGTAATTATGGAACCGCAACTTATGCATGGGGAGATATAGAATCCACAACTACTATGAGAAACTACGCTTATATTGAGTTAAATAATGATAATAACGTAACTTCGAAATATATCTATTTTGCTCAATAACTTTAGTAGGTTTTATACAGACCTTGGGATAGACACCAATTCAATTCTGGTTTATATCCCAATCTTATCAAATGTCTAGATATATTTTCTTTTTGATCAGAACGCACAGCTCATACGATCAATAACAATGTGAGTGTAGGCATTTGGGTAAAAGCCCTCATTGGAGGGCTTTTACAATTTATGCATTTTTGACATTACCTAACTGATTATTTTTACTAAAATAAATACATATTAAAATAGCAACTAATATTACTCCTGATGCTGCAAAACGGCTTAAGTCTAATCCTCCAGCGGAAAGGGGCTTATCTAGAAAGTCTCCAACTACAGCACCCAAAGGACGAGTTAAAATAAAAGTACACCAGAATAAAAAAGTTCGTGAAACAGAAGTAAATTTATACAAAAACACCATCAATAAAATGAGTGCTGAGAAAAGAGCAATCCCGCCACTATAGCCTAATCCAATCGTATCTGCTGACCAGTCACCAAGAGCTGTACCTAAAGTTTGACTAAAGGTAATTGTTAACCAATAAAAGACTTCTGATTTAGGTTTATTAACGGTATGAGGGGAGACACTACCTTCAACTTTATACCAACCCAATAATGAGAAGATGACTAAGCCGAGGAGTAAGCTACTTCCTCCACTATAACCAATACCTAAAGATCGCGTGACAAAGTCTGCTAATGTTGTACCAACAGTTGTACTCGCAATAATGGTAAACCAATATAAATATGGTTTATAACTTTTTGCCTTAATTTGACAGATCAACAAGATAATAAAAACTATGGCAAAAATAAAAGTACTAGTTAAATACCCAAGTTTCAACGACATTGAAAAACTATCTCCGCCAGTTTCACCAAAAGTAGTTGCGAAGATTTTAGTAATCCAGAATAGAAGGGTAACTTGGGGAACTTTAGTTATATACTCACTCATTTCATGACTTGAATTATTCATCTAAGAGTCTCAAATGATAAATTTATCAAACAATAAATTTTTAAAATTAAGATGAGCTTAAAGTTTTGTTTTTAATAATATAGCTTTGTATTCTTATTGGTTACTAAGCTCATTTTTTAATTTCTATTTAAGTTTTACTAGCTAAGATTTGGAATTTTTAATATTTAGTGGTTTTTAAATGCTAGTAAATTTTTTAAAATTCAAAAGGATATGCAATAATATTACACTATTAAATTTTAATTTGCTTCTATCTATCTGGTTAGGTTTATTTTTGAATATGGGTTTTTTAAAAAAAATCCATCAACTTACACCTTATAATGGTATTAAGTCAGTTCTTTTCTTAGGGGCGACATTAGTTATTTTAATAGCAGCATATAATTTAATTTTTCAATTAATAAATTGGAAATGGACTGCCAAAATCTTTGCAATTTTATTGATATTTATTGGTGGCTTTAGCTCTTATTTTGTAAACACATTGGGTGTCATTATTT